TCTTCCTTAGATTCATCCACACGCTCAATTGTAACAGATGCTTTCTCTACCTTACGTTGAAGTGCCAAATCACCCTGTGAACTAAACATGTCACCAAATGCAGATGAAGCAGTTAGAGCTGACCCTGCGGCGGCAGGCTTGCTACCCTTCGTTCGTTCCTCAAAGAACTTCTCACGAGAATCCTCATTCTCCTTATATTTCTTCATCAATGTATTAAGTTGGTCATTGTTATACTCTTGATCCTTAACCTCATTAGGGCTAGGATCCCAAGGGGTCCATTTACCCATCTCACCCATAAAAATATTGTGATATTTATCCTTAGTCTGTAGCTTCTTGGCCTTCAACTCAGCCTCCTTCGTATTACCAAATACACCACGCACTTTAACACCGCGCATTGAAGTACGGAATTCATTCAAGGCATAAAATTCCTCTTCCAACTTTGACTTCTCTTTAAACATAAATTCATCATATGACTCACCAATGCTAGTCTTTGTCAGAGACTCCTGATTAGCCTTTACAAATTGCATATAATTGGTTAGCATTGAATCAACTGACAAACGGTTCTTACGACAAATAGCAGCGGAATCGACTTGATCATTCTTCTCAAGTTCTCGTGCTTTCTCATCCAATTCATCATTTACACGTTTAACAGTATCCATTAAGAATTTCTCCAAATTCTTAACTTTCCAATCAAGTTCATATGATTCTACAAACTTCTTAAAGAAAAACAATTCCTTTTTATCTAGAACTTTCTCCGGACTAAGAAAACTCAATAACACATAACGCTGGCCAGGAATTTCAGTGTCCTCATCCAAAAAATCTTCTACAACGTTCGGTGATTGAGACATATTCTACAGCATTTTGTTCATTATGCTTTAAATTGATTTAGAAGAGGCTAATGAGTTTTTTTCTTAAGAAGAAATATAAGAAATGATGGGCTACGGATTTGCTGAAATTGTTAACCGCGTTATCAAATATTTGATCGAAGGTCTTGTTATTGCCGCCGCCGCTATTTTTATCCCTAAACGCGCTCTGCCGTTTGATGAAGTAGCCACTCTGGCCGTTTTGGCCGCTGTCGTGTTCGCTATCTTGGATGCTGTCAGTCCCAGCGTTGGTGTTACAACGCGTCAAGGAGCAGGCTTGGGCCTTGGATTTCGCTTGGTCGGCTTTCCTGCAGGTCTATAAATATTTTAAATATAACTTAACATATCACATCTATATATTTTTTCGTAATTATAATACTTAAAAATATAACATGATACCCCTCCTGTCTCATTTTCTTAAATTTTAGATTTTCAGAGGATTTCGCATTTTACAATTTTCAATTCCAATACAATGATTTCCATAAATATCCTGACTTGATATGAAAACACTTGTAGGTGGTTGATCTTGTAGAAATGTAATCTCTTCTTGTATAACTGTCTTCCAATCATATTTATCATACCATACATCCAGCTGTGAAATATGAATAATGGAATATCCCTGTTCCATACATTTTTGAATCTTTTCTTTATCTTTTGTCTGGACATTTTCAGGCGTATATCATTTTATTTATTAACAAACAACATATGTTTTTTACTATCCATATGTCGTTGTTTACGATAGGGTTGATATGTTCCACCACACTCACAGTCTACAATTATTCGTTCTTGTGCTAATCGTTCTTCTTTCTTCTTTGTACGAGCAAGACGTTGTTCTTTGCGTTCCTCCTCAGTAGCTTTTGCAATTTCTTCACGTTTCTTTCGTGTCCATTCTAATTTATATGCAGCAACCTGTTCTTTGTGAGCATCATTGTATTTTCTACATTGCTCTGCAATATGTTCTTTATGAGCATCATTATATTTTTTTCTTGATTGTTTATATTCTTCTTTATGCTCTGCTGCATATTCTTTCTGTTTTTCGCATAATTCTGTACGATGCTGTTTTCTATATGCTGCTTTTTTCTGTAATACTTCTTCATAATGATCTTCGCGATATTGTTTTACTCTATTAAGAATAATATCACGATTTTCTTCATAATATTTCTTTGTAGTTATTGCCCTTTCTTCTTTTGAAACATGTGCTCTATTTTCATTAAGACATAATGGATCGTTTTTTACTTCTATAATATAATCATTCTCTCTTTTTCGTAATTCTTTTCCAGACTCACATGGATACTGTTCTAATAATTCAATTGTAGCGTTATCAAACCCAATTGTACGTAGATGAGTGTATAATTTACTTGTTTCTGTTTTTGTACATTTTTTATGATGACTAAAACGCTGTCTTAATGTCCTTATAGTAGAACCGATATAATAATATTCATCACTACATATTATTTTATAAATCTTGCCATATTTATATTTATTCTCTCCTACTATTTTCTTTAATTTAGGGATTATTTCATTATCTAACTCTTCAGATTCACTATCAGGCTCACTATACGATTCATAATCTAAATCTTCAGGTTCATTATCTTCAGGTTCACTTTCAGACTCGCTACCAGCGTCATCTTCAGATTCACTTTCAGACTCGCTATCTGAATCATTTAATTCAGAATTGTTAAGACACATAAAATCATCTTTGTAGTCTTTATAAATTGATTTCATTTTCTTAGTTAATTCTTCTTTAGATTTGCATGGATATAGTTCAATAAGTTCGATTTTAACTTTATCCCATCCAATTGTTAAAATATGTTCATATAATCGACATCCTTTCGTTTCATTTTTTGAATTTGTTTTATGCCCGTGTAAACAATAATTTAGCTTATTTGTCGTAGAACCAATATAATAATGTCCATCGTCGCATACTAGTCTGTATAATTTTCCATTTGAATACATGTTTGTCATTATATACTATATATTGACAAAGTGTTTTTAGACTCGTTTAAAAAACTTTTCTGAATCAATTTTATTTTTTCTAATGCTATCCGCAAGTACGAATGTATCCCCATCCCATGTCTTCGCAGATTAACTTCCATGTCTTATCCTGCATGTAGAGTTTATCGCGATTCTTCAAAAGCGGAAAGCACGCCAAATATTCATCCATCTCAAGAAGCTCACAGAATTTATACAGAACATAACTATATGATAAGAAATTGCGACGACCTTTGGGACAATGCTTCTTAAATGAGGGTTGGATTTCACGAAACATATGACGCAACTTTTCTTCATCTTCGCGTGACATGAATGGAGCATTTTGTCCGTTCAACCGATTAATAATATGTGGAATGTGCTCGTAATATTTGGAGCATTTCATCTTACGTAAAATCTCACGCAACTTTGTCGGTTTTAGTGTACTCATATTAATAATCTGCTCGCGTTTCAATTGAAATAGAATTGCATCATATACATCATCTGGAATTTCTGTACTTTCCTTGGCTTGAAATTGCGCCAACCATTCATTAAAATGATTAATCTTTTTATAGGCATAATAACAGACTTCGCGTGGCGGATCCTTATATGATGGCTTATCAGTGTCTACTAACAGTGCATCTTGATACCCACATTTAGAACATGTTATATTGGCTTCATTAAGACAGATAATCATTTCTGAACTGCATTTCTCACAGATTGTCCAGCTATCTTCATAATCATCAATTGTATTTCGAACCATACTTGGATCTTCCAATTGCAAATATTCATTCAGCAATTGATTTCGTTGAAGTGCTTTTTGAACTGGTTTTGTTTCACCTTGTTTTAATCCCTCTTCTTGAGCAACTTCCTCTAAAATTGCTAAAATGGAACCTGGCTTTGCCTTATTTGACGTATGTGCGTAATTTCCTTGCTGAATCTGTTCTTGAATATCATAATAATTATATAAGATATCACCTGTACGAAGATAATAATCCATCATATCTGTTTCATTCTCAATAGATTTAATTTTCTTCTCTAACACTTCTGCATCACGCTCTAATCGCCACAACTCTACGGTGGAAGTTGTTTCTTTTATTTTTAGTTTTAATTTCTGTAAATCTTCTATATATTCTTTGACATTGTTTTTTTCATCTAACATCTGCTGAACATGTTGATTATGAATGGCGTCCAATGTAGTTCTTGCTTCTGGATTACTACGCTTGGAATTCTTAACTTTAAAGAAGACACTCATTACTGCTTAGAGAGGTAGAGATGAGGTGTTTTAAATTATATTTGTGCGTATAGAGTATAATGGCTGCACTTCCTAATAATCTTAATAATGGACCTCCTCTTACTCTCATTAGAGCAAATACACAAGGTCATATAAATGTATCTAATAATCGAAATGTTGCGGCTAAACAAGCCGCAAATGCGGCTGCAATGCAAAATAATTCAAAAAATGGGAATTATATGACTAATACGAATGGCGGCAGACGCCGCTCTCATCGTGCCAAAAAAACTCGTCGCAATAAACGCCATTCCAAAAAAACGCGTAGAAATCGCAAACATTAAAAAGCTAAAAAGCTAAAAAGCCAAAACCTTACCAAAATACAACCATAATACAACACCACATAGTGCTTTTGATGTAACATCTAATACATTATAAGCAATATTCTTTTCTTCTTCTTCCAACATATATGCAATACCATAGCCAGACCATATAACTGTAAAAATAATAAATACAACTAATGAGCATCCTTTCGGAATGATATTATAAAACATGTATAATAACATTAATGCAAAAAAGACAAAGCCAATTAAAAGACCCTTCATAGGTGAAATTATTTTACGCTCACCCAAGTATCCAAATAACAACATAAGCCAGTTAAGAATGATAACAATGCTGAAACATTTATAATCTACAGAACCTGCACGTGTATTGTAAAATAGCGCAACTGCAAGTAAAATAAGTGGCGTAGTAATCATCCAATCAATATAGCGTGTTGGTACAATCTCTTCCAATTTGAAATTAGGTTGTTTCATTTTTTCAATAAATGTTCCATATACAATTCCTGCAACTAATGAAACAGTTGTTTCGATATTCATGATATGACGTGTATTAACAGACGGTGTGCGGAGAGCTTCTATTAATGTAATCGCAGTGTAGCCAAATAAAACAATATATGTTGTAGTAAAACTGTTTTTAAGAAGTGTGCCATATTTCAGCTCGGGTTCAGATTTTGAATCTGTCATTCTATTGTAGTTTATATTTTTTGAAACATAGAAAACATTTCTAAACCTTCTTTGAATAATTTGATATCTGCTAAAACCTTCCTTGCAAGTCCTTTTGTATTCTTTTTTCGCATTGAAGAAAACATCCAGAGACTATCATTATATTTCTTCCATTGTTGGTATTGTATATGATCTGAACAAATTGTAACATAAATGTTATATAGTTCTTTTTTATAAGCGGTATCTCTTTCTGAACTTGGTTGGGAATCATCAAAAATAAGGCGCATCCATTTAACTAGACGTTCCATTTGCAATAAATCTAATTCTCGTTCGTCATCTGTTTCTTGCCGAATAACTGTTGGATGCTGAACAGGTGTAGTATATGATGAATATGCACTGCTGAGCACGGATGATATAATTGGACCGATATTAGTTACAATAAAATGTGTTGCAACTTGTGATGGTAGGGTAGCCATTCTTTTAGATAACTATTTTATTTCTACTTATATTATTTACATTATTCCATTATTGCTTGATTTTATATTAAGATCTTTGTAATAAATTTATCCATAAAATAAATAATGAATTGTTAAAATATCATCTGGCTCTTTTTGACATTCATCTAGTTTTTTGATAAGTAGTTGAATTCTTCTTGCCATTTCTTCTGTATCAATCTTTATCATACCTGTTGGAGTATATCCAAATGGTGATTTATATTTTTTAGATTCTTCGGTATATCCATCTGGATTAAAACGCAGAAAGATGACTTTTCTAAATCCAGTGTTGCTTGATTCTTTGGAATCAACTGTAAGCCCGTTAACATCTTCGTATAATCTAATTATTCGCACTTGTTCACATGCATAATTAACATGTTGATTTTCATCAATTTCAATAATAAGACAATGTGATCCAAAATCAATAAAGAGGTCAGGACGTTTCTTGGAACAACCTCCTTCAATTGTTTTATCAAATGACATAGTCAAAGTATCTTTATAATGTTCTTTGAGTGCGTCCATAACATAATGTTCTTTTAGCTTGAATTGTCGTGGAATTTTTACATTAGGGTTTAGTACACAGTAGCAACGAAAACAGTAGGGTTTCCAACGAGAACTAAGAACTCCAATTAATTTACAATGTAAACATCCGTTTTCAGGTGTGCATATAATACATTGATTACGTTGTTTTTTATGCTCACAAATATATGCTCCCTTACATTCAACACAAGTACTTCTACGTTTGTTATGCTCACATACATTAATACCGTGACATTCTATGCATTGATTTTTAAGTTTTTTATGCTCACAAATATACTGAGAATCACATTCTACGCAATGATATTTATTATTACCATGAGAACATATCTCACTGCCTTGACATTCAGTGCATCTGCTTTTTCGTTTTTTATGAGGACATATACATTCACTTTCAGCACATTCAGTACAATGATCTTTTCTTTTTTTGTGAATACATAGACTAGTTCCGCCACATTCTGCACATCTGCTTTTAATTTGTTTATGAATGCAAATAGATCCACCGTTGCATTCTATACATCTTGATCTTCTTTTTTTGTGGGGACATATAGAACCTCCATTGCATTCTATACATCTACTTTTAATTATTTTATGAATACAAATTCCACTTCCTCCACATTCTATACATAATGATTTAATTTGTTTATGAATGCATACTCCTGTACCACATTCTACACATTGACATGCCTGACGACCATGTTCACATTTCTTACGAATATATTTTTGTTTTTTTGGTTCAACTTCTGCAGCCATTCTAATAGTATTATATTATACAATATATAAAAATAATATAATGTATAATGTTTTAATTCTAAACATAGAATGTATTCAAAAAATCAATTTTTAAACTCTCCGACATATTTTTAAAATTTAATTATGTGTTTTGGTTTTCCAGATTTTTTTTCTTTATAACCGGTATAGATGACAGGCGGGGGACTGATGCAATTGGTTGCCTATGGCGCACAAGATGTTTACCTTACTGGTAACCCTCAGATTACATTTTTTAAAGTCGTGTACAGACGTCACACTAACTTCGCCATGGAGTCCATTGAGAACCCCTTCAATGGCGCCCCCAACTTCGGCAAGAAGGTTACGTGCACCATTCAGCGCAATGGTGATTTGATTCACCGCATGTACTTGCAGGCTACTCTACCTCAGGTTGCTCTGCAATCAACTGATGGCTCTGGTGCTCAATTCCGTTGGTTGAACTGGATCGGTCACAACATGATCAACTACGTTGAGATTGAAATCGGTGGCCAGCGCATCGACAAGCACTATGGTGACTGGATGCACATCTGGAACGAGCTCACCCAGGAGCCTGGCAAGCAGGCTGGCTATGCCAAGATGGTTGGCAACGTCCCCGAGCTCACCAACTTGCTCTACCAGGGTGGTTCATCCTGCGACAACGACTGCTATGGCGGTGAGCCCCTCACCTCTGAGGTTGTCACCTCCTGCGCCCCGATGTACACCTTGTACATCCCGTTGCAGTTCTGGTTCTGCCGCAACCCTGGTCTGGCTCTCCCTTTGATTGCCCTCCAGTACCACGAGGTCCGCATCAACATGGAGTTCGATTCCCTGAACAACTTGTGCTGGGACTACTCCAACTCCGCCGACCCCCATGCCGTTCGCAACCGTGTCGGCCAATGCGGTCTGGCTGCTGCCTCTTTGTACGTCGATTACATCTACCTGGACACTGATGAACGCCGCAAGTTCGCCCAGGTCTCTCACGAGTACTTGATCGACGTCTTGCAGTTCACTGGCGGTGAGTCCATCACCTCCTCTGCCAACAAGTTGAAGTTGAACTTCAACCACCCTTGCAAGGAGTTGGTCTGGGTCGTCCAGCGTGATTCTTACGTCTCATGCGATGACTCCGTCATCAACCCGTGGAAGGGACAGCAGCCCTTCAACTACTCTGACTGGTGGGACCGCTCCGTTTTGGAGTCTGGTTACTCCGTCACCCGCGTTGAAGGCATGGCTGGCAAGAACCCCACCATCACTGCCTTGTTGCAGCTCAACGGCCACGACCGCTTCCAGGTTCGCGACGGCAACTACTTCAACTGGGTCCAGCCCTACCAGCACCACACCAACATCCCCGCTGTTGGTATTAACGTTTATTCATTTGCTTTGCAGCCTGAGCAACATCAGCCCAGTGGATCTTGCAACTTGTCCCGTATTGACAACACCACCCTGTTGTTGACGGTCTCAAACAACGCTGTTGGCGTTAACTTGTCATCCACCGTTCGCGTGTATGCAACTAACTACAACGTTCTTCGTATTATGTCTGGCATTAACTGCATTTTACACATGTATATGTGTATGTGCTCGGTTGCACTTGCAAACCGCCTGTGCCAAATAGCTAGCTGCCTTGCTTTTTTAAAGCAAGGGCAAACAGTATGACTAGCTAGTGGTGTTGAAAAACACTGCAAAATGACCTGGTTGCGGGAAACCCCTGACAGCCTTTGCTACTATCGCTTATCAGAAATGATAAGTGTACCCCAGGGTAATGACCTCGGATACAGTAAAAACGCAAAGGATTGGGCAATCCGCAGACGAGTTCCTAAAGCCGCTATGATAGGCCATGGAACCGTTTCAGAGACTGCAAAGGCATTGGTATTCAATGACGATCTAATCAATCTGAGAATGCTTAAGGTACAGTCCGTCCTCCTTGGAAACATTGAGGGTAAACCACGGGGTGGTTTAAGTTTTTCAAACTGACTGAAAATATTGGCTGCTAAGAGTAAATCATTAAAAGATTTGCTAGTCCATCAACAATTGCGATATCGCAATGGGCAACATTATCAAATTGCGGGAAACTCTCGTGGCGACATTGACACGTCGCCTTTTGTGTGCAAACACAATCAAGTCGTAACTACCGCTCAGGAGCCGAAAGGTCTGTCCTGTAGCACCAAGGGGAAACTCGTGGGTATGGTAAGAAGGTTACGAATAGAGACAATCCGCAGCCAAGTTCTAACCTGTCTTGAAAAAGACAGCATGAATGCAGTTCAGAGACTCAATGGTAATGGGCTGAGGTTACAGAAATGTAGCACTCGGCTTAAGATAGAGTCCGTCCCCACAGAGATGTGGTCTTCAAGAGGAATGAAACGTATCTGTTGTTATACGCGTCAGGAGAGTTTGAAGGGTTATTTAACCTGTAGAGGTTGAATAACGGTAGGCATGCTCGCCTATTCCAACTAAACGTATTGTTTGGTTGTCTATGTTATGTATTATGTATAAAACAAAACATATTATTTAGCGGTTAAAAATTGACTACTAAATAATATTTGGGGAGGATAGATAAAACAATGTCCGGCATCCCTGAAGTACCTCAAGGATTTACAATTATGGAGCGTCATGATGGAATTGTGCAACGAATGGGAAAAAGTGCAGGAGTAGAGTCTAATTGGTATTATGATGCATTAGATCAAGAGGGAAATGAATGTATTCTTATGTTCTGCCGACCTGGTGGATATACTATCATTGATAAAGAGACTCTTCCACAGATTCGTGAAATAAATGGGAGACTTATTACATGGTTTATTATGCAAAATGGATATGCTTCTGCGCATATTATAAGAGAAAATGAATTAAAAAATATATACCTTCATCAATATCTTACAGATTATTATGGTCATGGTATAGGAAATGATTCCATTGATCATATTAATCGTAATAAGTTAGATAATCGTATAGCCAATCTTAGAATTGCTACTCAATCCGAACAAACTGCAAATAGAGGAAAAATGTCAAGAAAACATAATGCTAAACCATTACCTGAAGGAATTGTACAATCTGATTTACCAAAGTTTGTTATCTATTATAAAGAAAAACGTGGTGATGGATATCGTGAATACTTTACTGTAGAAAAGCATCCTTTACAGAATTTGAAAGAGCAGGGTGTAAAAGATGCTAGAACAGAACAACTTGTAAATAAGCGCTGGGCTTCATCAAAAGCTGGAGCAGTCACTATTCAGGATAAGTTGGAACAAGCAATAGTGTATGTGGCGTTTTTGGATAGAGTTTTGGGAGAATAGTATCGCTTACGCGATCGCGTAAGCGAATCTTGCTTTTTAAAAGCAAGATTATCCGGTTTAAAGATAGTGTGCTAAGATACTATAGAAAGATGGCGGCACATTTGAATATTGTAGAGCTTATTGAGCATAATCCTATTACAAAACTATCAGATACATATAATATTAAATTACTTACCAAGATTAAATCTGCATTTTCAGGACAAGAACAACAACTTTTTGTAAGTAGTTTCTATTGTTATTTGAATTGTAATAAGACTGAATTTGTAGTAGATTTAGATCATGTATGGTCATGGCTTGGATTTAGTCAAAAATATAATGCAGAACGAATGCTAGAAAAATATTTTATACTAGATATTGATTATAAGAATCTTGCTCCTCCAATTGGAGGAGCAAGATTCAAAGATAAAAGTTTTGCTTTCTCGGTCGAGAAAGCAAAAATGAATGATGAAAAATGGGGAGGTCATAATCT